TGGACCGCGACCCCGCCGCGCAAGACCGGCTCATCAATGAACTCAAAAGCCATCCTCGTGCCCTCACCGACCTCGAAGACGCCCTATTGCTACAACGGCAGCTCGATCTCCAAAACCAATACGGCCGCGAAACCCGATCCTTGTCCGATGCCTATGACGATTCGAAACGCTTCCCGGATCGTCTGGAAGCAGTGGAACGTCACAAGGCGCAGGTAGCGGAACTCTCCGACAAACTCCTCGAGCTTTACGACATCAACAAGTCCGCCGGCACCGCCACCGGCCGCGGCCTCAACGCGCGCAAGATGATGGCTTACGAGGATTTCAGCCTCGCGCAAATGGAGCTCGACGCCCGCGCCGCCGGCGAAGGCCGTCCGCTCACCGATGCCGAGCGCGCCCAGTTGACGCAGGCGCACGGCCGCATCGCGGACCTGCAAAAGCGGTTTGATGATTACGTGGCCAAGGCGGAGCAGGACAAGGCGCAACGCGCCGCCACTGAGGCCGTGGCGGACCTCACCCGCCGCGCGCAAGCCGAGCCGCCGGTTTATACGCCGGAAGTCAAGAGCCTGGCCGATCGCATCGTGGAACGGCTCGAGCGCGAAGCGGACGCCGCCCGGGCCCGGCTCAAGCAAAAGTTTGCGCGCACCTCCGCCGGCGTGGATCCGACCATCCTTTACGATCTGTCCGTGGTCGGTGCCTCGCACATCGCCCGCGGCGCGTTGGACCTCGGGCGATTCACCGAGCGCATGTTGGCCGAATTCGGCGAAGGCGTGCGCGAGTTGTTGCCCCAGGTGTGGGCCATGGCCAATTCGAAGCTGGATCGCGAGGTGGCTCACACGGCCGGCACCAAGGCGCCGCAGGTCGGCAGCGCGGTGCGCAAGCTGGACCCCACGCAACAGCGGGCGCGTCTGCTCGAGGGCATGGGCAAAGCCGTGGCGGATGGCCGGCCGTTGCAGGAGCTGGGCGATTACATCCGCAAGCTGGCCTTGAACATGATTAAGAGCGGCATCGACACGCGCGACGCGCTCATTGACGCCGTGCACGCCGAGGTGAGCCGCCTCATGCCGGATGCCACCCGCCGCCAGGTGATGGACGCCATCAGCGGTTACGGAGATTTCCGGCCGTTGGACCCGGACATCATCAAGGCTCAACTCCGCGCGCTCAAGGGCGAGATGCAGCAGGTGGCCAAGCTCGAGGACATCGAGGCGCGAAAGCCCCCGCTAAAGTCCGGCGTGGAACGCCGCGCGGTCGGCGACGAGGAACGCCGATTGATTCAGCAGGTGAACGAAGCGAAGCGCCGCTACGGTGTGGTAAGCACGGACCCCGCCCGGCAACTGAAGAGCGCGCTCGATAGCGTCAAGACCCGCCTGCAGAACCAGATTTCGGATTACGAATATCAGATTGCCACCGGCGAAAAGATTGTCCACGACCGCACCAAGCCGCCCTTCGATGCCGAGTCGGAGTTGCTCAAGGCCCGCCGGGACCAGCTCAAGCAGCAATTCGACAGCATTTTTCCTCGCCCGGAAATGACCGATGCCCAGCGCGCGGGCATCCTCGAGAAGCAATTGGAACGCGACATCGCCGAGTATGAGCGGCGCCTCGCGGCCGGGGACATTGCCCCGCGCAAAGGCGAGAGCCGCCAGATGCGCACAGATCGGCTGGACGCCCTCCGGGCCCGTCGTGATGCGTTGCGGGCGGAGATGGCCGCCCTGCGCAATGCCGCCCGGAACACGCCAGCGGCGTTGCTGGCCGATCTCAAGGCCCGGATGCTCACGCGCACCGCCGAATATCGCGAGCGCCTGGCCCGCGGCGATTTCGAGCCGCCCAAGCGCCGCGACGTGCACCTGGACAACGAAGCCCTGCGCCTCAAGGCCGGCTTGGAAAAGTCGAAGTCGGACTGGTTCCATTATCTGGCCGAGAAGCGTCTGAGCAACCGGTCATGGTGGCGCAAGGCGCTGGACATCCCCAGCGAACTCATGGCCGCGCAACGCCAGCTCTGGACGTCGTTCGACTTGAGCGCCGTGCTCCGGCAAGGCGCCATCCTGAGCGGGTCGCATCCGATCAATGCCACGGTGGCCGGCAAGCGAATGGTCCGCGCCCTGTCCGAGCGGGAAGCCGAAGTCGCCTGGCAACGGCTCAATGACCGGCCCAACGCGCGCAACGCGAGTTATTACCGGTCGAAGCTGTTCCTGTCGGATCCGCATCGGTTCACGCCCAGCGCCGTCGAGGAGAACCTGCGCGCGCGTTGGCTGCACAAGGTGCCCGGCATCAAGCAATCAAACCAAACCTACGCCACGTATCTGAACGAGCTGCGCGCGTCCTCCTTCGATGCCATCAAGGCGGCCGTGGAATCACGCGGGGCACCCTTGAACGAGCCGGAGCTGCGCGGCCTGGCCAACTACATCAACATCGCCACCGGCCGCGGTGACCTCGGCAAATTCTCGGCGGCGGCCAATGCCTTGTCGCTCGGCTTGTTTTCTCCGCGGCTGCTCGTCTCGAGGTTCCAATACATCCTCGGGCAACCGCTCCTGCGCGCCGGCAGCGGCCGGATGCGTCGCGCATTGGCCGTCGAGTATGGCCGCTCGGCGGGCGCGCTGGGCATCGTCTTGGGGCTCGGCGTGCTGGCCGGCGCCACCGTCGAGCACGACCCGCGCTCGAGTGACTTCGGCAAGCTCAAGTTTGGCAACACGCGCATCGACCTCCTGGGCGGCCTGCAACAGGCGATGGTGTTCCTCACGCGCAACTCGGCTGTATTGCTCTCGCGGCTTGGCTTGAACATCGGCCACACCAAGGCGCGCTCTGGCGAAATTCATTCCCTCGTGGGCCCGCCGCAGCCCGGCAAGCAGTCACTCGGCGACGTGTGGACGGACTTTGCCAAGAGCAAACGCGCGCCTTGGATGTCCACCGTGTCCGAAACCATGACCGGCCGGGATTACTACGGTCGCCCGCTCACGCCCCTGGACCTCGCCCGCAACGCCGTGGCGCCCTTGTCCGTGCATGATGTCTCCGAGGTGCTGAAGGACCAGGGAATGCCCCGCGGCGCCGCGCTGTCGCTCCTGGCGCTGCTGGGCGCCGGCGTGAGTGTGGAAGAGGATCCAGAACAGCGCGAACTGACTGGGGCCATCATGCGCAAGCTGCGCGGCGGCACGCCTGAGGAACGCGAAGCCCTCCGCGAACAGATCCGCCAGACCCTGAAGGAGAACCAGGCCGCCCCGCCCGCCCGGTAGCCAACCCGGTAGCCGGGCCGCAAGTCTATCGTGGAAGTTCCTAACCCTCAACCAAAACACCCTGCGCACTATTTTGTTAGAAGGCAGATGCTCTATCCAACTGAGCTACGAGCGCACAAGGCGTTAAGTTGTTTTTGTGCCTGAGGCTGAAGGATTAGCTACCGGACTGGCTACCGAATGGCTGCCGCCGGGTAGCCTTTCGCTACCCTCTCCAGCTACCGGAGTCCGGTAGCTAACTCGGTAGCTGGATTCCTCCAGGTGTTTAATACGCTTTTCCAGCCTGCCTAAGCGGGTATCAAGGTGAATGCCGACCAGGAGGATCAGCGCGAATAATGGGACTAGAAGCAGTGCGCTCATAATGCGATTACGTTGGTGGCGGTAGTGTCGAGGAGGGTCCAGACGATGGGCGTCTGGCTGTCGGGGCTGGGGAGCCAGTCGAACCGGGCGTCGCCGCGGACGCGGCCGCCTTTGCCGGCGTCGGCCTTGCCGTAGCAGGTGACGATGATCGGGGCGCCGCTGGCGTCGCCAAGTTCATCGGCAATGATGCCGTCGCTGGCGTTTTGGCTGGTGCGCACGTGCACGTAGTAGGCGCGCATGGCGTGGGCTTTGCGGTGTGGCACTTTCAGCGCGGCGGCCGCGGACTGCAGGCGATAGCCGAGGGCGTCGGTCGGATCTTCGGGAAGCACAAGGGGCCGGCTGTGGTTGTGTGGATGCGGGAACCAGAACGGGCTGTCTGGCCAGTGCATCCGGCAGTAGGGTTGCCAAGCCTCTAGGAACGCCGCGAGCGCCGGCCGCACTTGCACCGCGGGATTGATGCCGCCTTTCAGGCGGTGCACGGCGATCTTGTCAATAGATTGGCCGTCAATGGTGCGCGTGAAACGGTGGCCGGGTTCGTGGCCGTCGTCGGTGTCGCGCGCGTTCCACCTCAAGAAGCCGGGTTCTCCGGCGCGCAGGCCGGTCATGGCCATGAAAAGGAGTTGAGCGCCGGCGACGATGTTCAGTTGTTCGCCGGTGGCGAACAGGTGACCGCAGAGGCGGTGTAGTTCGTCGCCACTGCGCGGCATGAAGGCGGGCGAGTGTTTTACCTGGTCGGCGGTGTGGAAGCGAGGGCGTTCGGCGAAGGGATTCTTTTCGGCGTGGCCGGCGGCGGTCGCCCAGTGGAAGCATTGCGCGAGGGTGTTTAGCTCGCGATCGGTGATGCGATCGCCGGCGAAGCCTTCGCGGACCTGGCCGCGGCGCCAGTGCGCATACTTCACAAGCACGGGCTCAGTGATGCTGGCCACGGTCTTATCCGCGAACCATTGCCGGGGGTATTTGACAACCTCGGCGTGTCGCGCGGACTGGCCGGCCGGCCGCGGGCGGCCGTTGGCCTGGGCGTAACCGCTGGCGATCCATTGCTCGAGGATGCTGGCCACGGTGGTGGTGTCGCGCAGTTTGGTCTGGTCGCGCAGGGCTTGGTATTGGTCCGGGCCCTTGAATCGGGCGGTGATGAGGTCGCGCGCGGCGGCGATGGCGGCGGCTTTGTCATACGGGACGTTGGTAATCCGGTCGCGCATACAGTGCCAGACCTTTTGCCCGCGGTCACCCCAGCGCGGGGAGAAGTAGAGCGGGCCGCCGGGTCGCTTTTGGGAGAGGGTCCAATCTTTGCCGAGGTGTTGGAAGGTCATTTTGAGTTTCGAGTTTCGAGTTTCGAGCGGAGGAATTCGAGGGCAAGGCCGCGCGGGGTGCGGTGGCCTTGCTCCCAGTTTTGCAGGGTGGCCAGCGCCACGCCCAAGACGGGCGCGGCCTGAGATTGACTCAGGCCGCGCGCTCGGCGCCAGCGTCGAAGGGTGGCGGGCAGGGATTTCATGTGAGGCGATTGGCGGCGTGGAATTGTTTCTTGGCCCGGTGCCACGGTTCGCCAGCCTTACGCGCCGCGCGTCTGGCGGCCTGTTCCTTCTGGCCATGCCAAAGCGCGGCCATGCGGTAAACGTCCGAGAGCGCGCAGACGTATTGTGTGCGCCGGCCCTTGAGGCGGAGGCCGATCAAGGCTTCCGACTGGCTGCCAGCCGGGCTTAGGGTGACGATGACGTTGCGGTTGCCGTAGCGTTTGTCCGTCTCGCGGGAGATGGGCTTTGTAAGTTTCGTCATACGCTTTCAGTGATTGAGAGCCGCAGTGTTGGTGATGGCGTCGGCGAGCATGTCTTGATTGCGGGCCACGATGTCGGCGGCGACTTCGGCGGGGTCGCGCTCCACGATGGTGCGGGCTTCTTTCACGGTCATCGGCCGCGAGGCCGCGAAGTATTTTCCATGCAGTTCGCGGTAGGCGGCGAAGCGTGGGCGGCCTGTGATGGCGTGATGGTCCCATGGTTCGCCCACGAGGAAAAGTCCCTGTTCCCAGAATGCCGGCGGGAGGACGTTCAACATCTCATCGTATTTTTCCTCGGTCGTCTCTTCCCATGTAACAGGCACGTCTTGCGTCGCGCCCTTCTGGGCGGCCCACTGTGCAACTTCGATAATCTCGGCCGTTGGGTAGCGCACGCGGATTTGGTCGAGAGTCTCACCGTAGCACAGGCTGCGCTTCGTAACTGGGTGCATCAGGTCGATCATCGTTGGGCTGTTTGGTTCGGCAAACCCGTGAGTGCAATCGCGGGTGTTGAGTCTTTCGATCTTGTCGGTGATGGTGCTCATAATATTCCTTCGCTGGTGAATGGTTATGAGCAGCAACCGCAGCACGGCGCATCCTCGCAGCGGCCTTTTGGATTGCGGAAGACTTCGGCGCCGGAGCTAAACCGGGTGTAGCTGGCATATCGTGATTCCCGGCGGGTGCGCTGGCGCGGTGCTGCGGTGCCGGCGTTGCGCACGAGCGCACGCGCGCTTTCGGCTTGGTCCGCCGGGACATTCCAACCGCAGGCTTGACGGTCCCAAAGGCCGCCGAGGTCGCGCAGCTCCTGGCGGACTGGGTAGGTGTTACCGGTGATGAGGATTCTTGCTAACTCTGTCGTGTTCATGTTTTGCTTTCGACTGACCGGGCGCCCGTTCAAGCGGGTTGGCCGTTGTTTGTTTTGCTGACGGCGGCCGGCCCGGTCATTCTGCCGTCAACGTGCGAAGTATCCGTCAATGACGGATAGGTGTCAAGGATTTATTTTTCAGGCTGTGGAATCGGCGCCCATTCGCGGGTGCCGGTGCCGTTTACGTTCACCGTGGCAAGGCGCCAGGTGCGGCCGGTGGCGGTGTCGATCCGGAAGAGTTCGGGCCCGGTTTCCACGCTCCAATTGGTGCCGCGGATGTAGCTCGTCGCCACAGTGGCGGGCACAAGCTGGTAGCGGCCCGCGGTGCTGGCCGGCGCCTCGGGTGCGTGAATGGTGGCGGCGCCCAGCAGGAAGAGGAAACAGGCGGCAGCTTTCAAGCGGCAGCAGTTTTGCGCGCTTTGCTGATGCCTTTGCCGGTGTTCTCGCGCAGGACTTCGGCAACGGCCTGGTTGCGCTCGTCGTTAATGGTTTTGATGATGGCTGGCCCGGCGTATTGAATGCAACGATTGATGAACTCCGTCTTGTCCCGAAGTGCCTTGGTGGCGGCCTGCAAGAGTGACTCGGCTTCTGTGTCCGCGTTGAAGGTGTGCTTCACTAGAAAAATCTTTGGGGGAGCGTAGGACATAATCAAGTGCGGTTTCATTGAATATCTATCAGATTGATATTATCGCGTCAATTGAGGAAGTAAAATACTTCTTGCGCTCAAGATATGTTTTGGAATACCGATATTCTCAAGCATGGAACGCGAGACGAAAGCGAACGATAGGAAGCAGAGTTTCAACCTTGAGCCGGACGTTCAGCGGCGCCTTGCGCGCTGGTCGGCCGCTAATCCGATGGTCATCAAGTCGCGGATGTTCAATGAGGCTTTGCGCCGTTATCTGGACCGGCGGAGCACTCGGAGGCTGGCGGCGTGATTACCATCTCCGACCTCGAGGCCGCGGACACTGCGCTTTGTGAGTTTGAGGACGCGCGCCGCGCGCCGTGCATCACGGCGGCGAGCTGGGGGCTCTCGCTTCTAAAGAATTTCGACAGGCAAGGCGGTTTCGTTTCTTCAGTCCCGATCCCCTCGGGCGCCTCCTTGGCGGATCCGCCTAACTACGACGCGCCATTGATTGGACTAACGGCGCGGCCTGTCGGCCCGAGGCCGGCCGATGTATCAGATCGGCCGGCCGAAGCTTTCCCGCCGGATGTGAGCGAGCCTGCCGGCGGGATCTTGTGCGTGTGGTGTCTGATCGAGCGCGCGTATCAGACCAAGGGCCAAGGATCGGCCCCACGCACTCCCCGCGGCGGCTTTGTGCGCACGGGCTCTTGTGCTCGTCACAGTGAGCCGGCCACGCTTTCCCGGGAGGTTGTAACCGTGTCCCCCACCGTCCGGCGCGCATCGGCGCCAGCCGCAGAACGCGCGCCGGACGGCGCCCCAAACCCTAACGCCGGCGTGTTGCCGGCATTTCCCCGCGGCCGATGGTCATGAATACAATCCTCATCCTGTTGTTTTGTGGCGTGGTGAGTGCGTGGATGGCGTCGCTTGTTTTTGCCTTGCTCGCTGCATCCGCCGGCGCCCGTCGGCGCAATGCGCGCGCTCATAAGCTGGGCCGGCTGTTGATGTGTTCGCATCCGGAGTGGAATTGACCCCACGCATCCCTTTGAGCGCCACGTTCGAGACTTTCTTTTCCCTGGGCGAGATCGCCCAGCGGATCCCCAAGTCGGACAAGTTCTGGCGGGCTGAGCTCAAGCGCGGCGCGTTCGGGCCTGGCTGTGTGCTGATTGGTGGCGAATACTTTGTCCCGGTGTCTGCGGTGGCGGCTTACCTCGAGCGGCATGGCATCGGCGCGCGGCCATTGGCTGAGCTGGTGAATGGTCGCACGCGCCAGGCATTGCCGGCGCCGGCGGCTTTATCGGCTGGCACTGCGGCCAGGTCCGCGGGTGAGTTGAGGCGCAAGCTGGCGCCGCTGGAGGTGGCCAATGGCTGAGCCCGCGCAGGACATGGAGCTTTTACCGCCCGATGCTATCCCATTTGAGGAGCAACCCGAGTTGCTGGATGTCACCGAATACGCGCGCGCTTTATCGGTGGAACAGATGGTGCGCGAGCATTCCTGCCTTCCTGCGTCACCCACTGAGACGCTCAAGCGGTGTAGCAACCAGCGCACAGGGAAAATCCTCCTGAAGCAGCTCCGCAATGATATGGACCTGGCCGAGGCGCTTTGTTCGGCCCTGTTGCTCGGAATGTCTGCCAGACAAGTGGCCAGGCGCTTCCGCATATCACCCGATAGCGTTGTGGTTGTGAGGGAAGCAATGACGGACCGAGGTGAGTTGAGGGCAGTCCGTCTGCGTGTCCAAGCAAAAATCGACCGCCTGGCCGAGGATGGATTGGACGAAACCCATGAAGGCTTGATGGCTGGGAAGATTCACCCCGGCCAGGGATGGATTCCGACGCTGGCGACCGTGGATAAAAGGGCCCAGGCCGAGGCCGGCATGGTGTCCGGCACCGATCGGACGGTGGAAGAGGTGACCGTCGCGCGGCTGATGGCGGCGCGGGAACTGGTCCTGGCGTCTCGGGCATCTGCTTCGGAGGCAACTGCCGATGGCGCGCAACCGACTGGCTCGCAATCGTCCACTGCGGAGCAGTCCGCGCCTGCTACCGGGCCAGCTACCGGAACGCGGGCCTTGCCGGCCGATGGCCAGGCCGGCGCCGGCGGCGCGGTGCGGCTCGAGGTGCCGGCCGCCGCGGAGGGCGGGGGGGGGGTCGGCGTCGGGCGGGCGGGCCGCGAGGGCGATGGGCTGGCTTCCAAAATTTTGCGGTCTAAAGAGGATTCTTCGACTTCGTAACCCATGCAATGGACGCCAAAATCTCCTCAACGACGTGGAACGACCCGGATTTCGACAATTTCACGCCAGAAATGTTCCTCACGCTCTTCTGGATGAAGACCAACCCCGACCGAAACGACTGCGGCGCCTACCGGTTCAGCCCCGCCCGATTCCAGCTTGAAACAAAAGGGCTGGATCCGGAGTGGCACGCAAAAACACGCCTCGCCCTGGGCGACCTGATGTTGTGCGAAGGCCACTGGTTCCTTTACGTGCCGTTCATCGGGGAGTGCCTCAAGCTGGGAGCTGTCATCGGCAAAAACGGCCGGGTCAATAGGGGTGCCGAAGCCCTTACCAAGCCCTTCCAAGGGCTACCCAAGCCCTTGCGTGAAAAACTGCTGGAAGTTTACCAGGAATTCGAGCCTATATGGGTGCAAGAACCTTACCGTCAGTCCTTTGAAGCTGAATCCGAATCTGAAAGGCGGCTGTATCAGGAACCCCTTGGTAAGCCCTTACCAAGGGCTACCCAAGGGGGAGATCAGAGCAGCATAGCAAAGAGAAGATCAGATCAGGGGGAGTGTGAGGGGGGCGAGGTGAACGGGGCGATCGTGCCGGGTGAGGACGAGGTGGTGGCTTACGCGGCGGCGTTCATGGACCTGGCTCGTGGCATGGGGCCGATCCCGGAAGGTTACGCGCTGAAATGGCTGGCCTGGCGTTCGACGCCCCGGGCCGGTCCATTCCCGGCGGACTGGCGGGCGGACTTGAGGTGGCGGTTCGCCGGCGACGTTCTGGAAGGAAAAACGGCGCCGGCCCCGGGCATTCGTTCACGGCGGAGCGAAATCGAAAACCGTTTAAAAACGGCGAACCCGGAGGAACGGGCGGCGCTGCGCGAGGAACTGCGCAAGCTGCAGGAAGGGGCGGCGGCATGAGCACCCCCACCTATCGCATCCCGGCCAAGGCGCGCGCGTTGTTGCTCGAGCGCGACATGACGGTGCAACGGCTGGCGGACGAGTCCGGCGTGCCGCACCAGCGGGTCCCGCGGGTGCTGGCCAGCCATCCCAGGGCCAGCCGGGCGGATGCCGTGAGTATTGCGCCGCACCTGTGCCCGAGCGAGTTGCAGGCGCTGGGCTGGTTTGAGCCGGGCGGGCTGATGGTCGTGGAACAACCGGAAAAGTTACCCGTGGAACAATTTCCCAAAACAGAGCGAGCGGGCCAATGTCAGTTGCCGGCTGTAGATGCTGGCCCGCGAGCGCCCGAAGGACCGGGCAGGGGTGGACATAAGCCATTGATGCGAAACCACAGAGCGCCATTGATTAGCGCCTCCCCGATAGGGTTACTGCCGGCAACACTTTCCCCAAAGGCATCATGAAAAACATCCACATTCTCAACGGGCACGGGCAGGGCGGGGCGCCGGATCCGCACGGGCCGCCGGTGATCGACGCGGCGGTGCTGGAGGCGGAACTGGCGGTGGGCGAGACGTGTTTCGTGCAGGTGCCGCTCTCGCAATCGCACCTTTACGCGCTGGCCTCGGCGGCCCAGGTGGTGGCCGCGCGGCGGGATTGCCCGGAATACACGCGGCTGCTCCTGCGGGATTTCCTGAAGTGGTGCGTGAACGGCGCGAATTTCGGGCCGGAGACGCGCAAGATGCTGGCGCTGGAATTCGCCCAGACGCTCGAGGTGCCGCGCGTCATCAATTTGCAGTCAACCAACAACAAAACAAACCATGCAAACAAAACAAACCCCCAGTAACACCTTCACGCGAACCCTGTCCGAATTCAACGGCGGCCAATCCCTGGCGGAGCTGTCCGGTGAAATGGCCAAGCTCGTCGCGGCGGTCAAGGCCACGGGCAAACCGGGCGAACTCGTTTACAAACTCAAAATCAAGCCGGCCAACAAGGGCGACGTGCGCACGGTGAGCTACGAGGATGATGTGAATTTGAAATTGCCCAAGCCCACGCGTCGCACCGGCATCTTCTTCGTCACGGAAGAGAACGGATTGCAGCGGAGCGACCCGGACCAGCGGGAGATGGAGCTGCGCACCGTGCCCGTGCCGGAGCAGGAAGCGCCGCGCGAAGTGAAAACCGCCTGAACCGACAAACCCAAAATAAATCAATCGACGATTATGAGTGCTGATTTTCAAGCTGCTTACGATGCTGGCCGCCAGGCTGACGCCCAACCATTCACCGTGGTGGAAGATGGGGTGCCGGGTCTGCTTCTTCCGCCCAATTGCACGGTGAAAAATCTCGAGGACATGCTGCCGGCGCCCCTGCGGCGCAAGGCCACGCCGAGATTCGAGGAAGCGGGCAGTTTTGCGCGTTACGTGGAGGAGTTCAAGGGCCCGACGTCCCGGTTGTTCGCCGCGGCGACCTCGGGCGGCGGGGAGTTCCGCTGCCTGCTGGATTACCACGAGCCCGGCGCGGACGGCAAGGCGAGCTGGGTCACGCACATTGCCAGTTATCACACGCCGTTCAGCGAAGAGTGGAAATTGTGGAAGAGCAAGGATGGCCAGTGGATGCCGCAACGGGAATTCGCGGAGTTCATCGAGAGCAACACGGCCCAGGTGGTGACGCCGGCGCCGGCGGCGCTGCTGGAGGTGGCACAAACGCTGATGAGCCGCACCACGGTGGCCTTCACGGGCAGCACGCGGCTGGATTCGGGCCGGGACCAGATCGATTTTCAGTCCACCACCGAGAGCAAGGCCGGCGAGAAGGGCAACCTGGAAATCCCGGCGGCGTTCGAGCTTGGGCTGCCCGTATTTCACGCCGGCGTCACCTACAAGGTGCGCGCGCGGCTTCGCCATCGCATCACCGACGCCAAGAAGCTGGACCTGCGCTACGAGCTGGTGAACACCGCGCTGATCGTTCGCGCGGCATGGAACGACACCATGGTGACAGTCGGCAAGGCGACCAAGCTGGAGGTGTTTCAAGGAACGCCATGACCACGGACGAATTATTTGGATTGCGCTGCCTGGCGGAGGCGTTCCGGCAGCGGGCCACGCGGGTGGAGGGCACGCACGGCAAGCTCAAATGGGTGCAAACGTGCAACGTCATTGAGGCGTTCGAACAATGCGCGCTCGAGGTGGAACATTTCGCGGCAGGAGGGGTGAAGGAGACAGAATTGCAGAATTCACAGAACCCGGCTCCGGCCCAGCCGGAACAAACGGCGAATGCGTCATGAGCCGAAAACGCGAGCGCGATGAAATCCTGCTGCGTGCAGGCAGTAGTGTGTTGCCTCCACGGGCCCGGCACCTCGTCAGGATCGGCGGTTATAGCCTGCTCGAAATGCCGGATGAGACATTGTTCCTGCAAAATGCCATCGGTGAGGGGATGCACCTAAAGGCAAAACATCTGGAACCGGTTATTCGAAAATTCTTCGACGAGAACTTCTGATGAGCGACAAAGGAAACCACGACAAACTTCCGCCGCATTCCATCGAGGCGGAGCAGGGCGCGCTGGGCTGTTGTTTGCTGGCGCCGCTGGAAACCATCCCGGTGGCGCGCAAGCGGCTCAAGGACGTCGAAGGGCTCGAGTTCTACGACCTGCGCCATCGCGAAATCTGGCTCACGCTGGGCCGGATGTTCGATGACCGGATCGCGGGCAAACCGATCTGTTCGAATGACGCCCAGAGCGGCATCGACCTCATCACCGTGCAGCAACGGTTGAAGGATGTTGGCCGGCTTGAGGACGTGGGCGGCCTGGCGTATCTCGCCGAGTTGCCGGACAAGGTGCCGAGCGCGGCGAACCTCGAGCATTACCTCATCATCCTCATCGAGCAATTCGCGGCGCGCGAGTTGTTGCGCACCTGCACGGACACGGCCTCGCGCGCGTTGCAGTTCCCCGGCCAGATCGATCATCTGCTGTCCACGTTGCAGCATGACTTCGATCGCATCGCGGCGTTGCGCGTGACGGAGGGCGACGTGCCGCAGCGGCTCAAGGCGGCCGGCGCGTGGGGCGAGGAGGTGTGGAACGAGTTCATGGGCATCCATTGCAATGAAGAACAGGGTTGGACGTTGCCGATCGAGTTCAAGTTTCGCGTGCGGCTGCAGGAATGCACGCTCTTCACCGGCGATGATGGCTCGGGCAAGAGCACGTTCCTGAATTACGCGGCGCTGCACCTGGCCAACCAGGGCGCGCGCACGCTCATCGCGAGCTTCGAGATGCCGCCGAAGAAGACGCTGCGGATGCTGATTACGCAACTGGTGGGCACGCGGGAATTTCCGGACAGCAACGCGGGCCACGCGCTCTTTCGCAAGGCGCTCGCGTGGATCAACTCGCGGTTTTACATTTACGATTTCCTCGGCATCGGCGACTGGCGCGACGTGCTCTCGACGTTCCGTTACGCGGCGGAACATCTGGGCGTGAATGTGTTCATCCTCGACAGCGTGATGCGCATCGGCATCGCGGATGATGATTACGGCGCGCAAGGGCTGGCGGCGGCGCAGTTCGCGCAGTTCGCGCAGGCGGCCGGGGTGCACCTGTTCCTCGTCATCCATGAGAACAAGGGGAGCGAGGGCAAGGCGAAGGTGCGCGGCTCCAAGCTCTGGACGGCCAACGCGGATAACATCGTGAAGATCGAGCGGAACCAGGACAAGGGCATCAAGCTGGATGAGTTGTGGGCGGACATCGTGGCGGAGCGGGCCAGCAAGGCGCCGGACCAGGGGTTCATCGACCAGACGACGAAAAAGATGGATGAACTGCGCGAGAAGTGGGATGCGCGGGCGGTGTTGCTGAAGCAGCGCGACATGGGCAGCCAGCAGAACGCGGCCAAGTATTTTTATTACGATGGGCGGTGTTTCCAGTATCGGGAGCATCGGTCGGATGCGGCGGTGAACTGGATGTCGCGGTGGGGGAAGAAGACAGAATTGCAGAATGAACAAAAGGGGGGCGAGTGAACCTGCAAATCGAAACAATCACAGTCGCCAACGGCGGGCGCATGGACGTGATCCGAGACATCGAAACCGTGCAAAAGCTGGTGGCCATCGCGGAGAAGGCAATGCAGTCACTCCGAGACTTTCCTTGTGGCCACAAGCCGCATGGCGTCAGCGGAAAATGCGCGGCATGTGAGGCGTTGAAGGAATGGGATGCGCTGCCATGACCGCCACGTTGCCACCACCAGCCGCCCCGCCCGCGAAGGCGGTGAAGGGTGCGCAGTCGCTGTTGCGGCCGGAGCCGCACGCGTTGTTGTGGCCGCACACGGAATCGGAATGTCGCCAGTGCGAGGAGGCGTTGCTCACGTTGCCGATGGACCAGGCCGCCGAGCTGGCGCAGACGCTCGTGGATCGACAGGCGCGATTGCTCAAGGCGAAGGAGGATCCGCTCTTCCACGGCATCGAGCCCGAGATGTGGAAGGACTTCGATCGCGACCTGGCCGATGACTGCGAGTTGCTTTACCTCTCCGGCCCGAATCGTTCCACGAAAAGTTATTTCAACGCGAAACGATTGTGCGAAGCGGCCATGACCTATCCGCGCGGCGCGTTGCTCGTCGTGGGCAAGACGATCGAGAGCAGCGAACAGATTCAGCAGCGGGCCGTCTGGGAATTTCTGCGGCCGCACGTGGGCCATCTCAACGGCAAGCAACATCCGGTTTACAAGATTCGTTACAGTGAAGCCGGCGGGTTCACCGAGGGCCTCGTGGTGCTCACCAACGGTTCACGCATCGTGTTCGAGACGGACGGCGGCGAGCCCAAGAAGTGGGAGGGCGAAGAGTGGGGTGCGCGGCCGCGCGAGATTCTCACCACGGCCAACGGCCGGCCGATCCTCAACATCGGCTTCTGGCTGGACGAGGATATTTCGTTGAAGTGGGTGGAGCACGCCACGCGGCGCTCGAGGTATCGCGAGGCGCGTGGGCTCTGGAGCTTCACGCCGGTGGACGGCATCACGCCGGCCATCAAGGAACTGTTGACCGGCGCGAAGGTCGTCGAGAGCCGTCCGGCGCGGTTGTTGCCCAATGCGCGTTTGATGGATTGTCCGCTCGGGCACATGCCCTACCGGCTGCAGTGCGCCTGGCAACGGGCCAGGGTGCGCGTCATCTACGTGCACATCGACAACAATCCGATGCCGGATTATCGCGAGAAGGAACTGAAGAAGCTGGCCGGGGCCACGCAGGAACTCATCGAGCGATT